CATTGAGAGCGTTGGCTTTCGTTGCCTATCAAGGACTGAATGGACCCGCCTTTGAAGAGGAAGAGATCATTGTCGCGGGGGGTGGCTTGTTCTGCGGCTGGATCGCTTGGGTCATGTACAAGACCCTGATCGGACGATGGAGGAAGCCGTAGCAGCCAGGCCGCGAGGGGCACGCTGGGGAGGCCGGCTTCTTGGCTTGGCATAGCAAGGCCGGTGATTGAGGCGAGCGGTACGCGAGCGTCCTCGGAGAGGCTTTGAACATAATATACAGAATGGGTCAGTAGACCCCCGCTAACCGCCTGATTTTGGGCGGTTTTTGCGTTTCCGATACTCGGCAACGACAGCGCTACCAGCGCGACGACCGCAGCCGCCGCGCTCATTCGGTCCAGCATCAGACGCCACAGGGCACGTTCCGTCGCAGAGGTGGCCCGCTCGGCGTGGATCATCGCGATCCAAGTGGGGCCATCCAGCTTTGCCAGCGCGCAGATTTGCGCAATTCGTTCATCCGCCAGTGGCGTGTCGCCTTTCCGCCACCTGGACACAAGCGAACGGGTGACCGTCAGCCTCTCGGCCAAAGCCATGTCTGACGCGAGATTCAAGCGAATTTTCACGTTGTCAAGTAGTTCGTTGACGGCGGTCATGGTGGCTCCAGTTGATCGATCAGTTGACACGTGTTTCCCGATCAGTTTACATGCGCCACGTTGAGTGATCACTCAACACCCGCCACCGGCACCCCAAGGCCGCTGGCGGGTTCTCTTGGGGCTTGGGGTAGGGGACAGGGATGATCGATCCGCTCATTACCTTCGTGCTGCTGGCGGCCATCATGGCCGTGTCCATTGGCGGCGCTCGCATCGTTTCGTGGCTGCTCGACCGAAGTGACTACACCGCCTCGCAGCAGTCCCGCGAAGCCCAGGTCATCGCACTCGCACAGGCTGAGATTGCCGCCACGAAGCGCGGCGATCTGCTGGCCGCCGCCAGCTTCGCCGAACAGCAGGAGGCCCGCCGTGCGTAAGTTCAATTGGTTGGCGGTTCCCTTTGTCATTTTCATGGTCTGCGGGGCAGGGCTTGGCTTCTGGATCGGCACCGTGTTCGCGGCTGACTGGAACACGGTCATGGCCGAGCGCGGCGAAATGCGCAACGCCTGCATCGCCGGTAACGACCGCGCTTGCCGAATGTACGAGGTCGAGTATGGCCGCTGATCAGGTCCGCGAGTTCCTCCGCGATCCGCTTGTTGTCGCCGTGCTGGGCGGCGTGCTGCTTACCGGCCTTTACTGGTCGCTGGTGTTCGCCCTGCGCTGCAAAGGGGGTCGCAATGGCCGTTGATCGCGCTCGCTTCAGGATGGCTGTGGAGGGCGAGGTAGGGGGCTTTTCCCCGCTTTCGCCCGGTGAAAAGGGGCAGAGGGCGGCGGCGGAGATTGGCCCGGGGAGTAACACGGGCCAAAAGGGTCAGGAAGACGCAATCATCGACTACCTGACCTTTGTGGTCCCGCTCTCGGCTCTTGAAGAGGTGAACTGCAAGAAGCTGGACCTGTTGCTGTTCCGCATCTTCGGTTTTCGTGGCGAAGTGGTTGCCGGTGCGATTCGCGAGAAGAGCTGGAACTTCTACGAGCAGTCGGCGGTGTTGATCGACCGGGAAAACGAAGTCGTTGGCCGCGTAGGCATCGGCGGCAAGAAGAACACCGTGTGCATCAGTCTCACCGGCATGGGCTGCAAGTGGATTCGTGACCGCGCCCGCATCCACAAGCAGCTGTCCATGCTTGATGGAAAGATCACCCGCGTTGACTGCGCGCACGATGACTACGAAGGCGAACGCCTGGACGTGCATGCGCTCCGCGAGGTTGCCGCTAAGGGCGGCTTCACCGAAGGCGGTTGTCCGCCGCGTCACCGCTTCATTTCCGACGAAGGCCACAACACCGGCTGCACGCTGTATGTCGGCGGTAAAGGCCACAAGGAACTGTGCGTGTATGAGAAGGGCAAGGCCGAGGGCCTGCCGTCCTCGCGCTGGGTGCGCGCCGAAGTCCGCCTGTACGGCAAGCACATGGAAATCCCGCTGGATGTGCTGTTGAACCCGGGCGCGTACCTGCGCGGTTCGTACAGCGCATTGCAGAACCTCATTACAGGCGTGTGCACGCGACTGCGCACGCTGCAAAAACAAGTGGAAACCTCTGTCGAAGCCGGTATCGAGTGGGCGCATCGACAGGTAGGGCCTTTCCTCAACGTCCTTCGCGGAGCGCTCGGCGATTCATGGGCCGACTTCGCAGAGAGCCGCATCCTCCGTGACGGTCACCCCGGACGGTTTCGCGGTATTGCCAAGGGTGACGCACTCCATCGCTATGTGAGAGAAGAACTATGCCTATCTGCCGCGTGAAGTCGGCTGCTGTCGATGAACAGCACAACGCCAAGACCAATTCCATCATCCGTTCCCAGATGGTCGGCCTCGACCTGGGCAACGGCTTTGAACTGCCGTTCCGTGTCGGCATCGGCCAGCGCCCACCGTATCCGGCTGGCGAGTACGACATCGATCCCAAGTCGTTCGCGCTTTCGCCCTATGGCGATTTGGTGCTGAAGCGCTATGTGGACTTGATCCCCATCGGGTTCAAGGCTGCGCCGGCCGCATCGAAGGCCTAAGTCATGAGCCTCTGCGTTGCTTTAGGGGAAAACGGAACGCTGATCCCAACCGGTCAGCCCGTCGATCAGTGCACGGGGTATGTGCTGATGAGCAGCGCAGAGGCTTCCTCCGTCGCCATGTTCGCCGAGGCGTTCAAGGTGCCGGACAAAGACGTACTCGCAGGATGGGCGTCGGGGCCGTTCATTCTGATCATGACCTTGTATTTGGCTGCGCACATCGGTGGCCGTGTTGCAGCTGTGTTCGATAAGTCGTAGGCCGCCATCAACTCAATGAAAGGGGATTTACATGGATTTCGATTCGATTCTGACTGGCCTGTCCGTCGCTGCTGCGCTCACTGCCTTGGGCGGCGGCTTCGCCCTGATCGCCGTCGTCGGCTTCTCCCTGTGGGGTGGCCGCAAGGTGGCGGGTCTGTTCGGTAAGTCGTAAGCCGAGCAGCAATGGGGTAGGGGAGGCCATGCCTCCCCTTTCTATTTCAGGGGAGCGAAATGGACTATCAGATGATTATTGGCGGCCTCCAGGTCGGCATGGTGGTTCTTGCGGTGCTGGGCGGCTGCGCGGTCATTGCGCAGTTGAAGTTCGGCCTCTGGGCAGGCCCGAAGGTGGCGCGCATGTTTCTGATGCGGAGGGGCAAATGATCCTCTGCCTGTTTGCCGGCTTCGTCAGCGCGCTTTGCGGCATTGCGGCCGTTCTTGGGATGCGCGGGTGAAGGCGTTCATTGCGTTCGCCACACTCGTTGCGGCAATGGCGTTTTCCTTCTCGGCTCAGGCCGATGATGAGGGCGAAGCGTACGCAAAGTGTGCTAATCAACTTGCAGGACTGACTGGTGAACGGATCGTTGACCGCCAGTGCGTGGTTGAGATTTATACCGGTGGCGCGTTTGGTGGCGCATATCGAGCGAAGTACAGGCTTAGGACTGATAGTGGCGGTGTCAGTTCACAGATTCAAAGCGGTCCGGACTTCAACTGGGTCAAGGCATGCAGCGCCCGCTCGGAAGAATCCGGCTGGCAAGGTGGTGAAACTGCTGCGACGGTGAATGTATGCCACAAGGGCTGCATGTACAGCAGCAGCCTTGATCCATCGAGCTCATCTGGATTCACGTTCTACCCAACGGCTGGCATCTGCACAGAGACGGACGCCCCTGCGCCGACCCCTGCGGGTGATGGTGGTGATCCGGGCGAGGGTGGTGGTGGAGATGGCGGCGGTACCGATCCGGGCGGTGGCGATGGTGGAGGCGACAACGGGGGCGGTGATGGCGATGGCGGTGGCACCAATCCCGGCGGCGGTGATGGCGGCGGCACGGGTCCGGGCGATGGCGATGGTGGTGGCGACGACGGGGGAGGGGATGGTGGTGGCACCGGCCCCGGCCCGGGGCCAGGTCCCGGTGAGGGCGATGGTGATGGTGATGGCCCCGGCCAGCCGGGGGGCGATGGGGACGCGCTGTACAAGCCGGAAGGCAAGACCGTCGAGAAGCTCTACGACGAATTTGCCGAGCGGGTGAGCAAGGCTCCGATCATTGATGCCACCAAGAGCTTCTTTGAAATCAACGTCAGCGCCTCTTGTCCGATCTTCACGTTCCCGGCGACGGCGTATTGGGACGCCATGACGTTCGATTTCCTGTGTAAGCCCGAGATCGTCGCCATCCTTCAACTGCTGGGTTGGCTGCTGCTCGCGTTCGCCGCCTTCCACGCAATCAAGATCGCGCTGACATGATCAACCTAATCGCATTCGTGACGATGTACGCCGGGTGGCTCAACGATCTGACCGAGTACATCCGCAGGCAGGTGGAGCGGCTGTGGACTGCCATCGTTGAGTTCTTCCGTGATCTTGTGCTGTACGCGATCGAACAAGTCCTGGACTTGGCCGCACATGCGCTGGAAAAGCTGCCGGTGCCGGAGTTCATGACTGAGTACAAGCTCGGGACTCTGTTCGCCAACGCGGGGCCGACCATCGCGTGGTTCGTCAACATCTTCAAGATTCCCGAGTGCATGACCGTGGTATCGCTCGGGATCGTGTTCTTCATCACCCGTAAAATTCTGACCTTGGGGAAGTGGTGACATGCTAGTTTTCAACGAGGGCGTGCCGCGCGCAGGCAAGAGCTACGATGCGGTCAAGAACCACATTCTGCCCACGCTTAAGAAGGGACGCCGGGTATTTGCGCGCCTCAATGGCCTGCACCATGAGCGCATCGCCGAGTATCTGAACATTCCCGTGGATGAGGTCCACCAGCTTTTGACGCTGGTAGAGACCAAGGACGTTGCAACAACGTTCGTCTGCTCCAGGCATCCGGAAACCGGTCAGTGGTGCATCCCCGATGAGTTCAAAGATGCGCTTGTGGTGATCGATGAAGTGCATGAGTTCTACGTCGCACAGCGCAACCAGCTGCCGGAAGAAGTGGAGAATTTCTTCGCCCTGATCGGCCAGAACGGTGGCGACGTGCTGATCATGACGCAGTGGATTAACCGCGTGCATCAGGCGGTGAGGGCGCGTATCGAGCGCAAGAACGTCTTCCAGAAGCTCACCGCCGTAGGCCTGAAATCGCGCTATCGGGTTACGTACTACCACACCACCAGCCCGGGCAAATTCGAGGTCGTCGGCGGCAAGACGCTTAAGTACGATCCGGCCATCTATCCGCTGTACCATGGCTATGCGGTCGGCGCCGAGAATGCAGAGGTGTATGAGGAAGGTGGCACCAACATCTGGAAGCAACTCGCCCCCAAGATCGCCATTGCCGCCGTGGGACTGATCTTCGGCATATGGGCATTCGGCGGCTACTTCATCAGGATGATGCACAGCGACGAGCCGGAAGCTGCTGTAGCGGCCCCGGCAGGCACCAAGGCAACGCAGGGGCAGGGCGCCCACAAGCCCATCAGCACCGGCGCTGCGCCGGCCGCAGCCGTAGCAGTTCCCGCGGCCGATCCGCTGGCCGGGATGACGGTCGAACAGCGCTATGTGGCCGCCATGACGCAGGCGAATCGGATTCGACTGGCTTTCACCGCTCGGTTCGGAGAACGCTCGGTGGGAATGGTCGAATGGGTCGACGGCTCAGGGAACACCGTCGACCAGTTGACCTTTGATGCCCTGATTGCGATGGGCTACCGGCTCAGGGTTGCCGTATACGGGGTTCGCCTCACGGCGGGTTCGTTTGAGACGGTCGCCACGGCGTGGCCGAGGGAAGCACCCCGGCGCGAGGAAGAGCCAACGCTGTACCGCCTGGACAGTGACCGTGCTGCCGCTGATTCTGCGAGCGTAGCGAGTGGAAGCGGCGGCGGCGCGGGCGCGGTCATGGCGGCGAGTAGTGGGGGCGCTATCGTGCGCGTAGGTGAGCGCCCCATGGGCACGTTCCCGGAATCCAAACCCTACCCGCCAAGCTTCTGATTATCGTGATGCATCACGGGCAGCGGTCGCGCGGCGAAAGGACCCAGCCGCCGTCTGCCGCCATCTGCCGATAGGGCTTGCCTGCGAAGCACTGCACATTGCTCGATGGCTGGTCACCGCAACGGGAGCCGGGCAGGTTCTCCCAGCCACCTTCGATTCGGCGGAACATCATCCCGTTGATGCAGCGCATCCCGTCACTTTGACGACGGGCTGTGGCCTCAGCTTGCTCGCGCCGCACCCTGATTTCCGCAAGATCCGCCGCAGTCGGGCGAGTTTCAGCCTGAGCCCGCACCGGCAGCTCCGTTCGCTGGGATTCCGCTGGCTGGCCCGCGTCTAGAAATCGTTGGTTCCACGCACTGTTGGTGCGGCCAAGCATCAGAACGCCAATCGTGCCAAGGCTCAACAGCGTCAGAAAGCCGGTGATCAGCCACGGAAAGTTCCAGCGGCTGCGCTGGATAGGCGGCAGGTATTCCGGTCGTTCGCGTTCCATACGTCCCCCAAGGCGTCCTGCGCGCATTGTAGCCGGGGTGTAGGGGCAGCGCCCCTACGGAAACGCCTCACACGCGCTGGCGAGGTCTCGGCCCCGGCACCGGCAGGACACCCGCAACAGGATCGGCGTCAGGACCAGCCATCACCGTGGAAGACCGTTTCGCGCGGCGGTGGGCAACCTCAGCCAGGTCAACGATGCCCGCACGCCCGAATGGCCGTTTCTGACCGCCTCGGGCAATCTCCATCATCCGGCGCCATTCCTGCGCCTGTGCGGCCAGCAGGGACAACCACGCAAGGTCCTGCGGTTCCAACTCGCGGCCTTCGGGTGTAACCAGTCGGCCACCCTTAAACGAAAAACCGGCCCAAGGGCCGGTTAGGTTGCGATCACGCAC